GTTAGCAGGAAAAGTGCGAAAAACCCGTTAGTCCAAAAGGACTCCGATTGAAAATTTTAATATGTTAAAATTTAATTTAAAATGAGTCCAGAAGGGACAAAATAAAGATAAAAATACCCGTGTTAAGGGGTAAGACGACCGAATCACATCCAATTCAATATATTTAATATTCCACTACGTCTTAATTAGGTAAATATATTGAGCCAGTTTCCAAAGTGGAGCCTGGAGAAGGTGGGGGGGCAGGTTGGTTACGATACAATTGAGGCACGCCCAATGTATATAAAAATGAAAAATCATCAGCAGCAGCCCTAAAAACTTTTGCGTTGAAATAAGAATCGTTTCCAGCACGCTTAGGATCCATTACCAACAAACTTGGTGGCGTAAGACCACGATAGATTGAATCCATCTGTATTGGTTTTTGACCAACCAAAGTCATTGATGTAGGAGTTATATGTGCGATATTATAATATGGAACCTCGAGTTCAATTAAACCCTCAAGACTAGTATCAACTGTTTGCCATGATGCACCAGCATACATAGGCTCTTCAGTGATATTCAAAGCTTGTACGACCGAATCATCTGGTCCAGTTATTGTTTCAAGAGATCCAATTACACGATTCAACTGATCATCAGCAGAAGTTAATAGGATAGAGTCAACAAATTCGTTTAATTTGCGACCTGGTGTTACCTTGCTGTCTCCTGGTTCACGGAAATAAGCTTTTATTCGCATCCCACCGCGATAAAAGCCAAACAAATAATAAAAATATTGCAACATAGAATAATATGGTGTACCAACATAGTCCGTAGATGATGCAGGCTCAGGCATCGAAAATGGCGCAATAACAAGTTTTTGCACCATTTCAGTACCAACTAAAGCATCAGCAATTGGAGAAAATCTTTTGATCAATTGTCGAATCGATACAATCTTTTCACCAATGCACAATGCTTCTGGAGACCAATTTTGAGAAATAGCACCATTCGCTATTGAGTCTGGCATTTTCCCAAGTTGGGCGTCATTTCTTTGAACAGCTTCGTTGTCACCCATCATTTGTACCATAATACGCTCCGAATCCGGTGCATTATAAGGCAATAAATCTGGGCAAGTTGGTCCAGCAAACGTTAAATCTGGTCCACCACTGACCTCAACAATGCAATCAACACTCTGATATACATTGTGTCCAGCGACAAGCTTGTTCAACACATCTACCCGAATCATTCCAGTTGCACAATTATAATTATAATAATCAGTAACAGTACCATTGGATAACCATGGCGCGTCTGGGCGTGTAGTAAACATCCAAGGGCGCGATGACACATATGGAACGGTGAATGAGACCTCAGTAGATTCTCGCAAATCAACAATTGCACGATAGCACTTGTTAGGATCACAAAAACCACCTATTGGTTTATCATCACCGCCATACCAAAATGGTGCAAACAAAATTTGAAGACGTCCAGTATGAAAATTGGTTTTTACAAACTTAAATGTGTAAACTATTGACCCTCGCCAATAAGTATGCACATTAGCCACATAACCCATATGGGTGGTATTATACACTCCATCGGTTGCGGTCGTTTGTATTCTGATAGGAGATACCAGATCCTGGTACAACGTCGATCCAGTCAATTGATCAACACTCCAATTGAAGCGTGTCCAATAATTTGGAATAGACGTAAATGCCGACAAAGCCATTTCGTCGGTAGAAGTACCAGCTAAACCAGGGCGTGTTTCAAGCTCATTATTAGCAGATAGAGCCATTTTATGAGACATATCTACACCATTATAATTTGCCATACGCGTTTGACCACGCAATTTTGTATCACAAGGTACTGCCTGTGAAGTTGGTTTGGAAAAGCCAAACAACTGTGCAATATTAGAAATTTTAGAAGAGATCCAAGACGGAGCTTGTAAAAATTTTCCGACAACAGGCAAATCCGACAGTATATTCAAACCATCGGATAAAGTTCCAAAACCCTTAGAGATCATTCCTGACTCCTTCATGTCCATCAATTCGCTGAAAATCTGGGCATAAACTCGTTCAGGTGGTTGTAAATCAAGATCAGTAAGTGGTGTAGTTGGATCACGAAGAATACGCTGGGTAGTTTTAAATATGTTTGGCGCATTTCCAGTAAAAATGGAAGCACCAGTTGGAAATTCTACCTCAACATCTTCAAGATGAGCCCAAATGGAATATTCAACATTACCAGTGCCAGTTACTTCATCACGAAGTTGACTATAAACTATTAAATATATTGAACCAAAAGAACCCTGTCCGGTTATTAAATTGTAATACAAATGTGGAGATACATACGGAATACGCATTGTTATTTCAGTACCAACACTGACATCCAAGTCAGTCCGGGGACATCCAGAACGTCCCTGCAATGAATTGTTTATCATGTTGACACGAGCATCACCCAAATATTGTGCATATGGTATATACTGCAACATTAATCGACCCTGTTGAAATGGTTGTGTGTTGACTTGAACTCGTACCACTAAAGTGGCTCGAAGACCAACAAAACCCTTCAACTTTTCCTGATACATTGGATTTTGAATCAATGTCTCTGGAAAATTGGCCGTGTATATTTGGGTACCTGAGGTAGTCGTTGATGTCCATTCATCACTATGTATCAAAATCGGTCGTTTCAAAAACGCTTTAATGTCATGATCACGAGTTTCGCGAAGAGACATGTCTTTGAAATCAGTTGAAATATCAACAATAGTTGGAACAGCATCAGATGATGGAATAACTCCCTCATCAACAAAACGCGTTACTTCCTCCTGCATCGTAGTTAATTGATTTTGTTCATTTAAATTATCTGAAGTTGTAGCAAGTGTTTTTAAAATCATAGTGACCACTCAATCAACTATGAAACGAAGTGAACCTGGATTTATTTGGGGCTGCCAATGGGCATCCTGGTAGTAAGATTAAATAATCCACCCACATACTATAGATAGCAATCATATGTTTTTCTCTCACTTCAATTTCATAACAAATGAAGATCACATCTATAACGTTGTTTTCTTTACCAATTTAGTTTTGTTCTCCGTAATCGTACAAACCATGTTTCAAAATTTTGAAATCATGCATGTACTCACGGAAGGTCAATATTGATGGTCGACTTGGTAATACATCGACATGTTGTAAAATTGAGCTTCGCAACTCATTATATGCTTGTTCACCATGCAAAATAATTTCGCGAAACGCAATGTCAATATTGTCCATCAGGATGGTATCTGGATCGACAGTGTTGGATCGTGTCCAATTCAACATTTCGTAGATGACGCTCTTTTTCAATGGTGCGATATGACGCATGAGTTCAAGCTCAAAGCGAAACCCACGCTTCAAAAATTGTACATCATCCAAAGAACGGTATTTAACAGACTGACCAGATTTGGTTTCATCAGTGTATTCATGACCAATACATGACATCATGAGCGTTATGGTTTCCTGATTATATAATTCAATTACAGCATCTGCAATATTCAAAACATTATCATCACCGTACGCAATCATGGCCACGTATTTGTTAAATTCCGCCATGGAACTGTGCTGTGGAGCACTTTCATTCATGATTTTAATCCAACTCACGCGCATAATTATCATGTTATACAAACAATTCAAAATAGCAGTAAATGGATTACCAGATGGTTGTGAATGAGTCCACATATAAACGTTATCATCAAAAATGTGTACCGAATAGACAATGTGAGTCCACAATCCAATACAAACATTCAATTCCCGTCGACCACTTTCCGTATTCTGGTCTATGAATGACGTAAACCATGGGTGGAAAACTTCCCAAAACATCGCCCACATAATCTGATCCATTAAAGAACCATCAAAATTGCCAAAATCACCAGCAATCACCTTTGGACCCTTTGATTTCAAACGCTTAGCTAAGCGCTCCCAATCATTGGAGAATGGATTCGTTCCAACGGCGATTTCGTTGTCAATTCGATTGTGCATCAACCAAGCTGCAAAGGGTAAAAAATATTTGCGAAAAGCAACAACGAAGTGCTGCGGTCCAGCTGCAAATGATCTAGTCTTACAAGCATCAACCTTAGCATTCTCACGTCGCTCATCTTTCTTGGTATCCACCCAAAAAACATTTCGAATAATACCATGAGCACAATCTTCAATCAATTCATCAACATCAGCTCTTAATTGTTGAGCATAC